TGTGGTAGCACGGCACGGCTGATGAATGTGACGCCCGTGATGCGCTGGTTCCTCTCTTCAACCTTCCATGTCAAACCCACATTTGCCTTGAGCTGATCCCGCAAACCCTTATGACGCCACTCTGGCATGCGATCCATCGTCACGTCATCTCCGCTTTGGCACACCCGCACATCCTTCAACTTAGCGACGCTAATCAATGAGCTGTAAGCCATGATTTTGTTTATGATCAATGTCCACGGATCACCGGATGCAAGTGCTTTGTTCAGCACAAACTTGAAAGGAGACCCCATCATTCGCACCTTACGTTCACCTCGAATCTCAGATGCAATTGCGCCCAAGCCGAGCCTATCTGCAGCCATTTCGAGAAAGATGGAAGCCACTATGACGTGTACTGGTCTATGAGAGGAATCTTGCTTCTCAATGTCCAACTCCACAGTAGACTCAAATGTACTCAGAAAATCTTCCACTTCAGATTCTCGCAATCCCACTGGGGACAGCTTCCCCTTCTGCATAGCACGGGCCCATGCATGGGTAAGAGCATCGCAAGTGTCTGCGAAGATTGCCTGTTGCAAATCGCTCGCTGAGACAACGCCCTGTGCTTTCAACTCACTTGGCCCGTCCTCCATCACTGATGGTTTCTTAGCGAATTCAGGCTTGAGGAAAGCGAAAGACAACGTCGACGCAGCGGTCTCGTAGTTGGCGTAAGAACCGTCAATCGCTTGTTGACGCGTCTGCCGCGTTATTGCTGCTCGTCTTGAGTTGTTCACATGTGAGAAGAACAACTTCTTGTCAATGACCTCTTCAAAAATCCATTCGACAATTAACTCCGCATCAACGAAATCCTGTGGCCTAGTTCTAACGTCCGGAACGCTTCGCGTCAATGCTTGAACTTGATCAGCACCTGGCACATCTCTAGGTTGGAAAGTGTACTGATCAAAAGAATCTGAATGAGCAATCCCCTCATCACGGAATGTCACACCAGACACCAGCTCAACATTCGTGCGTATCTCCGATGTGGACAAAGCATCACCACTGGCAGTGAAGACAGTAGCCACGGTAATAGGGTCCGTTAACGGAACTTCATCCAAATGAGATTCAACGATGTCCGGCTCATGGATATGCACCCATGTTGACTCACTTTCAGCTCGCACTTCACAGAAATCCCAAGACGTACCGCCCATAATGACAGTATCAGGCAACCGCCCATTGACGGACGTGTCATCAAACCATCGGAAATTCGTAAGTACTGATACGCCCTCCACTACAAATATGGTTTTCATCCGTGCGCGAGTGAACCCGACAGCGCAATGAGCAGCTTGTTCCGCCTGCCCAAGCCATCGCAAATCACCACCAAGAGCCTTACCCAAGCCATGTATCACAGAGAAATTTGATCGTCGGCCTTGACACTCATGCACAGTTGCTGCACGTACTCCGCGTTGCAAAACCATTTCTTTCCCAA